GGGTTTCGATCCGGTCGGGTCACGGTACGGGCAAGAGTGCGTTCGAGGCTTGGTGCCTCTTGTGGTTCCTCTCGTGCTACTTCCCGGCCAAGGTGCCGTGTACCGCTCCGACCTCGCATCAGTTGAACGACGTCCTGTGGGCGGAGGTGGCGAAGTGGCACCGGGCGATGAAGGAGCGAGCGCCTGAGCTTGCTTGCGAATTCGAATGGACCGCCGAGCGCTTCAGGCTCAAGGCCGCTCCGGAAGAATCCTTTGCCGTTGCCCGAACCTCGAGGCCCGAGCAGCCCGAAGCCCTGCAGGGGTTTCACTCCGAGCATCTGCTGTTCCTGATCGATGAGGCGTCCGGTATTCCGGAGCCGGTCTTTCAGACCGCGGAAGGGGCGCTTTCGACCGGCTGGGTGTTCGTGGTCATGGCCGGCAACCCCACCCGGATGGAGGGGTATTTCCACGACTCGCATCATCGGATGCGCGATCAATGGGCGCCGCTTCACTGGGATGGAGAGAAGTCCGAGCTCGTTTCCAAGAGCTACGTCGATGAGATGCGGGAGAAGTATGGCGAAGAGAGCGCCATCTACCGCATCCGCGTCAAGGGAGAATTCGCCGGCAATCCGGATGGAGTGATTCCGCTTGCGCTGATCGAAAGTGCAGTGGGACGCAACGTCAAGGCTTTTGGAGATCATGTCTGGGGCGTGGACGTCGCGCGCTTCGGAGAAGACCGCACCGCCCTTGCCAAACGCGCAGGCAATGCATTGCTCGAACCTCTCAAGTCCTGGCGTGGCAAGGACACGATGCAGGTGGCCGGATTGATCAAGATCGAATACGACACGGCGGCCGTGAAGCCCAAGGCGATCTACGTCGATGTCATCGGGTTGGGAGCTGGGGTTGTGGACCGATGTCGCGAGCTTTCCTTGCCAGTCATGGGGATCAACGTGGCGGAGAGTCCGAGTGTGGAGAATCGCTACAGCCGCATGCGTGATGAGCTGTGGTTCGAGGCCCGCGAATGGTATGCGCGGCGGGATGTGACGATGCCGAACGATGATGGACTGATCGCAGAGCTGACGTTACCGTCCTATCGGGTGCTGTCCAACGGCAAGCTACAGGTGGAGAGCAAAGACGAGATGAAAAGTCGTGGTGTTATTTCCCCTGACTTGGCGGATGCGTTCTGTCTGACTTTCGCCAAGGGCTTGCCGAATCTTTCTCGTAAACCTCTCAACTACCCGAAGCGCGCCTATGCTTGAAGGAACTTACGCATGAGCCTTGCACTGTTCGCGATGATTCAGGAACTGAAGGCTGAAATTGCCGTGTTGAAAGCGCGGATCATCGCGCTGGAACTTCGCGACGTGCGTCAGCCCATTCCGGAATCCAAGCCCGAACCGCCGCGGCCCACGCTGAGCCTCTCGAAGCGCGCCTAGATGGACGAAGCCGCCCTCATTGCCGCGATTGATGACGCTGGCGAGCGGTCTTACGGCTCGAATCTCTCAAGCCTGACCGCGGCACTCTCAGCCGAACGCGCGCTGAACATCGATCTGTATCTGGGCAAGAACGTTGATCCCGCGCCCGAGGGTCAGTCGAACGTCATCGACCGATCCGTGTTCGAAACGGTGCAATGGATCTTACCGTCGCTCTGCCGGATCTTCGCGAACGGAGATGATGTCGTCACACTCCTGCCTGAGAACGACAAGGACGATGCGCAGGCGAAGCAGGAATCGGCGTACCTCAACTGGGTGGTGACCGAGAAACACGCTTGGTTCGATCTGTTCTTGGAATGGTCTACTGACGCCTTGCTGACCAAGAACGCGTATTTCCTGGTCTACCGCGACAACTCCCGAAAGGTCGAGATCGAGCGGTACGAACAGCAAACCGTCGCTGGCGTGAGTTTTCTCATGCAGGACCCGGACGTCACGATCATCGAGAGTCGGCAATATCCGGCTCCCGACTTACCTCCTGACCCTGTGATGGATCCTCAGTCCGGTCAGCCGATCGTGGACGAGAACGGACAGCCGATGATGCGGGGGGCGAGTCTGTATGACGTCACGGTCAGGCGCGTCAACAGCAGCAAGGATCTGTGTATCCGCGTCTTACCTCCTGAGCGGGTGAAGGTCGATCAGCGGGCGTTCTCTTGGCGGATTGACGATAAGTGCAACTATTTCGAGTACTGGGAGGAAACCACTCTCACCGAGCTACGTGAGCAGGGATTCAACATTCCCGATGATGTCGCGGATGACCCGGAGCTCTACACCCAGGAAGACACTGCGCGCGATCAGTACGGCGAGCAGCGTCTGGAGCGTTACAAGCCTTCCGATCCCTCCATGCGGAGGGTGAAGGCGCGGATGATCTGGATTCGCGTCGATTACGATGGGGACGGGCAAGCGGAACTCTTGCAGATCATGCGGGTGGGGAGGCGGATCCTCTACCGCGAGGAAGTCTCACGGATTCCGGTCGCATCTGGAGTGGCCTGTCCGTTGCCTCACCGGCACCTGGGAGTGGCGATTGCGGATATGGTCTCCGACATCCAGCGGATCAAGACTGCGATCCTGAGGCAGGGGCTCGATAACCTGTATCTCGCGAACAACGCCCAGAAAGTAATCAACGAGCAGTTCGTCAACATGGACGATGCCCTGATCTCACGTCCGGGTGGACTCATCCGCGCGAGCGACATCAACCAGATCCGCTACGAAGACACCCCGTTCGTCTTTCCCCAAGCGGTGGCGGGCTTAGAGTACATGGACCAGGTGAGGCAGAACCGCACCGGGGTCAATAACAACTTCCAGGGGATCGACGGAGCTCAGCTCGCGAATATCCAGCCCGGGACGGTGAATCAGCTTTCCTCCATGGCCGCGGCGAGAGTCGAGCAGATCGCGCGCATCATGGCCTTTGCGATCGAGGATCTCTTCGCGATCGTTCACGAGCAAGTGCTCAAGATGGGGCACAAGCGCCAGATGGTGCAGTTGAAGGGTACGTGGGCGGAAGTGGATCCCGGGGGTTGGAGGACGCGCAACCGATTCAAGATCTGCGTGGCATTCTCCGCCGGCAACAAGGATGCGCAGCTTGCGAGGCTGGCGATGATCGCGGCCAAGCAGTCGGAAGCTCTGCAGCTTCGCATCCCGATCTGTACGCCTGAGAACTACTACAATACCTTGGTGGAAATGACCAAGGCCGCGGACTTCGCAAGTCCGGATCGCTTCTGGACTGACCCGCGGAACATTCCGGCACCGCCTCCGCAGCCGCCCGAGGCCCTGCAGAAGACCGCCATGGAGAACGCGAGCAAGGAGAAGATCGAGGCCGCCCAGCTCCTGCAGCGCGAGGTCGAAAGCCGCAGGAAGGCCGCCGTGGAGCGGTATGCGATCGATGCGGGGGTCGGGATCAAGGCGATCACCGCCCAGCACGATACGCACGCGAACCATTCGCTCCAGCACCTGAAAGCCACCCATGACGCGATCCTGAACTCCATGGGCGCGACCGATGAGGGCGGGACATCGCTCGAGAAGGCGAAGAAAGCCATCACCCAGCACGGGGTGGATATTCCGACGATCGGGGATGCGATCGGCCATGTCGTGGCCGGAGCGAAGAACGCCGGCACCATTACGCCCCCGGCAGCCTCGCCGTGAGCGATAAATGACCGTGTACAAAGCGTTTCTATCAGACTGGTTCTGCATAGTCGCGGCAGACACAGAGGAAGCTGCGCAACGATTGGCTGCAGAAAATTTCTGTAAGTGGCTGACGGCGGAACCTAGCCGTATCATCGTTTGGCCTGAGTCGGTGGGTGCTAAGAACAGCGGCACCGTGACGCCGAACCCATGATGCGCACAGGCGATATGGCTTTGGTGGTCGGAGCAATACTCCTGATAGTGCTGTTTACTTGGCTCGTGCATGATTTTCACGCGCGCTGCGCTCAGTCTGGCGGACATGTTGAGAGCTACTGGGCGGGCGGTCAGCGTTCCAAGTGCGTGCCCGGGCCATGAACGACTCACCGTGACATCTACTTGTGCTCAATGCGGTTCAGAATCGGGCGAGAACGTCAAGCTCTATCCACTGGAGTTGTGTTGGGCGTGTAGCGAGGGCCTAGGTAAGGTTGAAAAGGATGCTTTGCGCTACAGATGGATTCGCAGACATGGAGCATGGGAGACAGAGGCGTTTTTGAACGGACTGTCACCCGAAGAATACGATGTCGCGCTAGATAAGTGCATGGCTCAAGATCCATGAACGAACAGACGCTTGTGGATCGCGCCAACAAGGCGAAAGCGGTCCTCGACAGCCCGATTTATCAGGAAGCGTGGGAGAACACTCGCGCTGCCATCATCCAACTGATCGAAAAGACTCCGCTGTCGGATAGTGGAACGGCGGAAGACTTACGACGCTGTTTGAAGCTCTTGCGCGACGTGAGAGCGAATCTCGAGCTCGCCTTGAACCAAGGCAAGATCGCCAGTTTCAGGCTCGCCGAGGAAGAGAAACGTCGCACCAATCCCTTACGGCATCTATTCAGGTGATCCATGGCTGATGAAACCGCAACCGACCAGGCCACCGAGCAGTCGGTTGAAGATCGCATTGCCGGCAAGTTCGGACTCCCCGGGGCTGAGGACACTGCTGCGGCAGA